GTGCCTGGATGTATTCCTGCGGGAAGTTCTGCTGCTCGTACAGCCATGCACCTAAAGCGCGGATCTCGTGAAAAGTGGGGCGCTCACCGGCCGGCACGTTGTCGTAGGCGTGCGCCGCGTCTCGGGCCTTGCTGAACTCCTTGGTCAGATAGTCCGGCGTCACCGACGTCCAGTGATCCTTCGCGTCGATCTGTTCCCGGCGCCGTGCCTTCGGTTTGTAGTGGATCAGGTAGGGCGACACCAATGGCGATCGCAGGCACTCACCGACGACTTCACGCAGCGCGGCACCCATGGTGATCTTCAGGTGAACCGGATTGTCGTAGCCCTGAGTCTTGCCCGGCGACACGGTCAGGGTGTTCTTGTCCATGTCGACCGTCGACTTCAGCCAAGTCACGATATCCTCGCGCCGCTGAAGGCTGGCCAGTGCCAGGCGGATTGCTCGTTTGAGCCACGGCGGTGTAGTCGCAGCGTCGATAATCGATTTCAGGCTTTCGAGCGTGTGCCGCTGGCGCTTCTTCTCAGCCTCTTTTTTCACCAGTGTCAGCTCGGCATTGTTTCGTTCGGCCAGGCCTTTGGCCACGGCGAAGGCGAAGATTTGCACCCATAGCCCGCGGTGCTTCGTATAAGCGTTGTTGCTGAACTGGTCCAGGTATTCGGCCATGGCCAGTACGTCCATTTGGCCAATCAGTCGGTCTCCGAGATCCTGCCGGTACCGCTCAAGCTTGAATTTGATCTCTTCGAGGGTGCGCGCCGCGTAACCCTTGTCTACCAGCCACTCGTCATTGAAGCGCTGCAGCAGATTGCTCACTGTTGGCAGGCGATCGCCAGTCAGCAGGGTAAGCAGGGCGCCGTCATCGACGACGAGCGCCGCCAGTTTAAGGTTAGCCGCCCGGGCCAGCTTGATTGCCTCTTCCAGTGGCCGGTTGATACTGGTCATCAAGCCGGTGATCGGGTTGCGGTACCGCCAATACTTCCCGTTGGGGTAAAGGTTCGGGGGCAATTTTCTGTTTTTGATCGTGCGCGGCCGGGCAGCCATCAGCCTATCTCCATCATTTGAGCCAGCAGGGGATCGTTCGATCCCATCACTGCTGCCTGCACATCGACGAAATACATCCCGCCTTTTATCTCGCCTATCACTTCTCCGTCCTCAATCCATTTTTTTAATTGCTGCAGACTCGGCTTTCCGCCGGCGTACCGGAGCTTCCTGTATTCGCCTGCCTCCATGAGGCGCGGCAACTTGACCGTAATTTGGGCCAGAACTTTTGCCATTATGATGCTCCATGCCGAGCGTGGCGGCAGAAGGTGGGATGGGGTTATTCCCAGCCGTGCAGGTAGGCTGGTTCGTTGAGCTCTTCAAGCTCTTGCCGCAGAGTTTTTTCCAAGGTCACTGTCTTGCCTTCGTCCTGGTCAAATGCCTCCGTGTTGTCGAGCATTCTTTCGTGGACCAGGTCCACGTCTTCCAGGTCGAACTCGCTGTACGGGTAGCCGCTGAAGTCGCAGAGCACTTTGATTGCTCCTGCCGGGTCGTAGGCGGCAACAATGTCGTTGTCGCCCACCTGATAGGCCTTAAGGGTTTCTTGGGACATAGCGATTCCTCCCCGCCGTTCACCGGCAGGCTGGTAAGTGGATTGTGGAAATCAGATGAGGGGTGTGGGGCGGGTTGAGCGGCTGGGCTATGGTTTATCCGTTCGCCTCGCCAGTTGCATACACGCTTTCTCCCCTGAGGTGACTGGCGGGGTGAGCACTACCTCTGCGGCCCCTTGTAGATGAGCCAGAGCATGTAGCGCGGGGCGAAGATCATGCCGCCACCTTCTGATCGAGGTCTGCCAGCGAAAACACAATGCCGCGGCAGTAGTGGTCCTCCCCATCCAGCACATTGAAGGTCGAGTGGGGAATATCGGTTGAATACGTCCAGGAGTAACCGTCCTCCTTGCACCAGAGCGCCTCGATCTTTCTGGCCCGGGGCTTACGCTTGAAGTACTCCTTAAGCTCAGCATCATCCTCAATGTTCTCCCGTTCGGGCAGCAGACCTTCGGCATCGATCAGCGCGGTACCGCCGTCGTAGCAGCCGAACTCGTCGCGGATGGCGCCTTCGAGTTCCATCAGGTCATCGCTGGCGCCGAAAACGATCACCAGGCCTGCAGCCTTGGCGGCCTCGATCTGGTCCTTGGCGATGCTTCGATGTGCCGGGTACTGAATGCCGTCCAGCAGGGCGGCCAGGTATTCTTTGATCATGACTTCGTCCTTGCCGCTATAGCGGCTGACTTTGAAGGGGGAGGGAATTTTGCGGCAGGAGTACAGATGTACTCCTATGCGGCTGGCGCTGCCGCCTTCAACTCGGCGGACGCATTTCGGCGCCAGTTGTCCGGATCTTTCAGGTAGTGGCCGAGCATCCAGTAAATCGTTACGGCCTGTTCGTCCTCGGCCTTCCTGGCGATCTCATGCCCCATCAAGCGCAGTGCCTGGGCTGTGTGGATGTGCTGGAAGCACATCTGCCCCAGAATCCACCGAAGCTCATCAGTGAGCACCGGCGGCGATGTCAGCTCATCAATTCGCTGATCCGCTGCGTTCAGGCGCTGCTGCAGGGCGTCACGCTCGGCTCGGAATTGGTTGAACTCATCTTGAGCCTGGTCCACGACCTTCTGCGCTTCGTGCACGTCGATCCAGTTGCCGGTGCGGTCCTCCAGCTTTTGAACGCCTACGTCTGAAGGCTTCAGCAGGAACATGTAGCGCGGCAGGGCATTCAGCTTGTCCCAGAACTCTTTGCCCGGGCGCGGCATGGGGACTGCGATGGATTGGTTTTCTGTGGGCATGGGGCGTCCTATGCCGGGGATTGCCCGGGCGGCGAGTGGGGATATTTGGAAAAAACCCAAGAGGAATGATTGGGTTTGGCGGCAGACCATCGAGCACTACCGCCAGCGCATCGTCGAGTCGCTGACTACTTGCCGAGGCGCTGCCGAATGAAAAAACTGACCGACCTGATAAACCTGATCGCTGCCGTGGTTCGACTGATCGACGCGATCATCCGTACGGGCTTGGTGTGATTTGCTTAAGAATGCGCTGGCCGATCCAGCGAACGACGGTGACCGCCTTGCTGTTGCCGATTGCCTTGTAACGCGGGCCGTCCGGGCATTCGCTGGCAGGCTTGCCGCGCCAGGGGATCAGCGTGTAGTCGTCGGGCATTCCTTGGAGGCGTTCGCACTCGCGGGGAATAAGGCGGCGAACCTGGGATGGAATGAGCAGGGCAGGTGGTGGGCTGCACGCATCGAGAGACGCGGTGTATTCCTCGTAGAGTTTCCCAGCCCCGCACGCAGACGTGTGATGCAACTTGGTGGAATACGCGGTCACTATTGGTTGCCCGCGCCCGGTGCCATCCTCGCTGCCGTCGAATCCATCTGCCTTCAGCGTGTGGGTGATGTCGCCAGTGATGCACACGGCGAGCTGGCCGCCGGCGTTCGCATGGCTTCCTGAGTGGTTCATGGCGCGCAGCGTCGGAGCAATCGCTCCAGCATCTGCGCCGTGGTCCTTGCAGGAGAAGGCGAGGATGGCGTTTTCCTGCCCGTGGTTTCGGCCGAGAGCGAAAGCGGTGGAGCTGCTGACGCCAGGGTCTTGCGTGCCGTGCACCACCAGCAAGCCGGATTCCGCATCCTGCTGGGTGGCGCTGCCGGCCGCCTTGCCATTTGCGTTGAGCGTGCCAGCCACTATGAACGCTTCCGAGTCTGCGCGATGACTGCACTGCGCCTGGGCGCGAAGTGCAGGGGCGGTGATTGGGTTATCGTCGAGTGAATATCCTCCTGCCTTGCGTCCGCCGCCGGCGAGTGTCGGGGCGATAAAGAACGTCTCGGTTTCGAAATCTAGCCGGCTGTCTTTTGCGGTGAGCGTGGCAGATTTCTCGATCGAGCCACTTAAACCGTGGCCGCCGAACGCCGGAATACCGCCGAACATCGACACGGCTGGACCTTCATCACCCTCGCAGTTCACGCAGCCGTACGGTCCGAGCTCTTCGGCGAAGATGTCTCCGCATCCGCACTGGAGCGCAGGGCCGAAAGGAGCTGTTCCGGTAACGTCTTGCCCCTCGCCTCGGCGCGGCGCAGTATCCCGGCGCACGCCTTCTCGCTCAAAAAGTACCTCGGTGGGATCGAATCCGTCTCGAGCACTTGCGACAACGAACACACGGCGGCGTCGTTGGGCCAGGCCGAAATATTGGGCGTCCAGGATCCGCCACGCGATTGTTCTTTTGGGTCCATACACACAACCAGCGTCCGGCCATTTCTTCCCTGAAGGCTGCAGTTCGCAGTCTTCCCCAGCAAGCGCGCCAAGAAAGCATCCGAAGGCGTTCCCTTTGTCACTGAGGACGCCGGGGACGTTTTCCCAAACGACAACGCAGGCGGGCCTTCGCTGGCCGGCGCGAACATAGTCAACTGCATCTGCAAGCTCCACGTATTTGATGGTGAGGGCGCCGCGCGGGTCGGTGAGACCTTCGCGCATCCCGGCCACGCTGAAGGCCTGGCACGGGGTTCCGCCGACGAGGACGTCCGGTGCGGCGATCTTGCCGGCCAGCACCAGGGCGCTGAGTTTGGTCATGTCGCCGAGGTTCGGCGTGTTCGGGTAATGGTGGCCCAGCACCGCGCTGGGGAAGGCCTCGATCTCGGCGAACCAGGTCGCCCGCATGCCCAGTGGGTGCCAGGCTTGTGTCGCGGCTTCGATGCCGCTGCACACGCTTCCGTAAGTGATGGCCATATGGTATATCCTTCTTGATTTAAACTCGGGCTAAGATATGGAACTACCTAGGTCATTTGAACTAAACGCTGCTGATATCAAGTACGAGGGGCGATTATTGAAGAATCAAGTTGGCACTGAGATTGGCCTTAAAGATTCGCC